TGGCTTACGGTAAGAACTTTAAGAAACCAGCTATCGGTTGTGCAGTTATCTTTGGTGGTAAACACGCTATTAACGAACCTATGCACTTATAATGACTGAGCAGTCAACTATAGATTTTTTAAATAGTAAAGTAGGAACTAAGTTATCGCTAGTGTCTGACAAGTATAGCAGTTACGATGCTAGTGATGACAACTACATAGTAGAGATAAAGAATAGGAGAGCTTATTACAGAGATAAATTGATAGAAGCTATGAAGTTATACAAAAACTACCAAGCATCACAATTATCTAACAAGCAATTCCTTTATGTAGTTACTGATGAAAAAGGAGTATGGGTATTTAATATATCTAAGAATATAAAAGCTGTTGTTAAAATGCCTGTAAAAGGTATAGAATGCCCTAAGACTACAGACTTTAAATCTAATGATAAGATAATTAAATATTCTTATGTATTGCCAGAGCTTATGTCTAAAAAACTGGAAATATGATACATAAGATAGAATCTCCATTATTTGTAATGTTACCTAGAAAGACTACTAAAGATAAAAGAATTTCTTTAAATATGAATACATACAGAAACTTACATCACAGAACTAATAACGATGCTAAGAAGATGTATCATAAGTTAATGAGGTATAACTTAGAAGGCTTAAAGATAAACACACCAGTAGAGATTACTTATAAAGTGTTTAAAGCATCTAAGAGGCGTTTAGATAAGATGAATGTAATATCTGTAGTTAGTAAATACTTACTTGACTCTATTACAGAATATGGATGTTGGGAAGATGATAACGATGACTTTGTAAAAAAAGAAACGGTATTACCAACAGAAATAGATAGAGAAAGACCAAGAGTAGAAATTATAATAAAAGAGATATAAATGTTAGAATTATTAGCAACAAAGCACGATGACTGGATTAGAATAGCCTTTAGTATGACTGGAAATATGGATGATGCGCAAGATTTGGTACAGGATATGTATCTAAGATTGGAAAGGCTTGGTAAAACAAGAGAGCAGATATCATACAATGATACTGTTAATAGATATTTTATTTGGACTGTATTGTTTAATATGTTTAAGGTATCTAGGAGAACTAAAGTTTACAAGAAATTAGATACTTGTGAGTATTTAGGTAACGAAGAAGTTACTTTAGAAGAGTATGACTTTGATGAGTCGCACTTTAATTCTGTAGAAACTATAAGTAATAGTATAAAAGATATTGTAAAGGACTGGAAAATTTACGATAGACAATTATTTGATTTGTACTATATGCAAGGTCAATCATTAAGACAGATAGCTAATGGAGCAGGTATTGGATTAAACTCTATACATAATTCAGTTAAGAGTTATAGAAAGATACTTAAAGAAGAGCTGTCAGAAGACTTAATGGATTACTTTAACGGAGATTACGATAAAATATAAATTATGAAACAAGATAAATATTATTTAGATTTAGAAGAAAGAGGTTACTACAACACCATAGACAAAAGGTCAAAAGATTATAGAGAGTATAAGCAATGGAAATCTGCTAAGGTAGAAGAAGGTTATAAATCACATAAGAAAAGTGTAGAGAAGCAATCTAAAGGACTAGGAGACACTATTGCAAAGATAACCAAAGCAACTGGTATAGATAAAGTTGTTAAGTTTATAGCAGGAGAAGATTGTGGATGTGATGAGAGAAAGGAAAGGTTTAATAAAGAATTTAAGTACAGAAATGTTAGATGTCTTAAAGAAGATGATTACAAATACCTATCTAACTTTCTAGCTAATAAAGGTTCTACAATTAGTTATGATGATAGAGTTCGAGTCATAGGAATATACAATTATGTATTTAGTACTAACGAGAAAAGAACTACAAGTTGCTCATCTTGCATAGCTAAAATAGTTAAAAACCTAGAAAGGTATATGAAGAATTACCAGTAAAATCAAGCCTAGCAGTAAAATGTTAGGCTTTTTATTTAAATAAAGTTGTGTATGTCAAATATATTTCGTATGTTTGCTACTCAATATAAAACTATATAATTATGAAAAGTAAAAAAGTAATACAAGAAAGAATAGACGGATACTTTAAGTCTATAGAGAAATTCAAGAACGACAATACTTTAGATGTTGTTAAGAAAAATAGTGCGATATTTAAATTGCAAACATTAATCAGAGAACTTAAATGGATTTTAAACTAAATAATAAAACTATATAATTATGAAAATAGATTACAGATTTTGGGAACAAAACTTAAACCCTATTACAATGCAACCAGACGATAAGAAAAACTATAGCTCATCTTGGGATTTAGACGAGATGGATAAGTCTCAGAAGAAAAGAGAGGCCATACAAGAAAGACAAGCTATTAGAGAAGAAACTGAAAGAATTAATGCTAAAATTAAAAAAGTAGGTAAGTTTTGGTAGTATTATTTGACGCAGACAGTCTTATCTACGCATCTTGCTTTGATTCTAAATCAGATGAAAGATGGTTAACTGTAGATAAAGCTTACGAGAAGTTTCAAGAAGGACTTGATAAGATATTTGCTGAATTAGAAGAGCAGGTAGAAGTAGATAAGTTTATAGTATGTAACGGTTCTAAAGGTAATTTTAGACACGATATATCTAAGGAGTATAAAGCTAATAGAACAGGAGAGAAACCTCCGATACTAGGTAAATTACATAGCTTAGTTAAGAGAAAGTATAAGTCTCATTATGGTTTAGGAGTAGAAACAGATGATGTTGTAGCTACATTATGGAAAAGAGTATCTGATAAGAGTGGTGTAGATTCTGTTATAATAGTATCTATAGATAAAGACTATAAGCAATTTCCTTGCTGGTTTTATGATTATCATTGGAAAAAGAAAACATTATCTAAGATTTCAGAAGAAGAAGCTACTATTAACTTTTATACACAAATGATTGTAGGCGATTCAGCAGACAATATTAAGTACTGTAAAGGATATGGAAAGGTTTATGCTAGAAAGCTCTTAGAAGACGTTAAAACACCATTCTCAGCTACTAGAAGAGTCTATACATTGTTTAAAGAAGTGTATGGAGATGAATCTAAAGAGAAATACAACGAATGTAAAGCATTATTAACATTAAAAACAGACTGCAATGATAACATCAGAATACAAGGGAGAAAGTGATAAAGAAGTTATAGATGCTTTCTACGATATATACAAATATAACTTACAACAAGAGCTTTTAACATTAGAAGAATGTCAATGGGATTTAGAAATAGCTGAAGAAGAAGAACAGTATCTAGCCTGCGCAGGTATATTTAAAGCTATGAATAACTACCAAGCTATTAAAGATGAGAAGTTTAATGAGTTACTAATGGAGATTATCACTAACACAGAATAAATAAAAATAGTTATCTTATTATGAATAGTAAAGAAATAAATAATTCTACTAGATGCACAGATATTTGCAACTACAATAATGAATGTATTATGGTTAAGGATAATTACTCTATGTGCCATTATTGTGGTGCAAGAGGAAACTTAAAATCAAAAGTTCAATTTGCAGATTATAGTATTGGAGAAAAACTATATTTGATAGACAATGGTGGTGGTGGACACAGACATTCCTCATTTGAGTTGATTGGTGTTTTTAGTGAGAAAACTGAAGCTCTTGAGATGTTGTGTGAAGAAAATTTGTGGGGAATTAAAGAGATTGAGTTAAATAAAATAAAAAAAAGTTATTTATATCCAAATGAGTAATTCAAAAGAAATAAAGCCTACTGATGGCAGAAAGGGCAACTCTAGGAAGAAATCTATACCTAAGTTACCTATACCTGAAAGAGAAAGGTCTAATAAACCAGCAATTAACCAAGCAAAGAAAAGTCGTAAGAAACAATATGCAAAGAAAGCTATCAAGAATGTATTTGGTAGTGAAGTTGCTATGTTTGAATCTATGGCTAAGAAAGCTAAAAAAGGTAGCTATAACCATATGAAGCTACTTACTGATATGATGTATTCAGAAGATAAAGATAATGTAGGAACAACTGTTAAAGCTCCTATTATAAACTTCTTTGGAGATAGTGATGTAAGTAAGAAAGTTAAAGATAAGATTATAGACGTAACACCTAAGGATGAGTAAATTAAGCATACACAATAAATACATACCACTATTTAAAGAACCTTCAAGATACTTCGTTGTAACTGGAGGTCGTGGTTCTGGTAAATCATTTAGTATTAACGTATTCCTACTTAACCTAACCTATGAGAAAGGTCATAAGGTTTTGTTCTCACGTTATACAATGATTTCTGCACATACATCTATTATACCTGAATTTATAGAGAAGATTAACCTAATGGGAGTTCACGAAGACTTTAGGATAACTAAAGATGAGATAATGAATCTAAAGACAGGTAGTTCTATAATATTTAAAGGTATTAGAACCTCATCAGGTAACCAAACAGCAGCACTTAAATCATTAAACGGTATTACAACATTTGTAGTAGATGAAGCAGAAGAATTAGTTGATGAAGAAACATTTGATAAA